TCAGGCGAGTTTGCTCCGCACTGTTGTTGATAGTGCCGCCGGCAAACTTGATGAAGTCCCCGCCGAGGCCAACGTGCCGATGGGGATTTTGATGAACAAATTGGATTTGATTGCAAAGCAATTGAACATCTGATGTATCGCAGTGAATAGAAAGTCCTGACCACACATTGAAACTGTCAGGCAACTGGGTGCGATTCCCAGCACTGCACTATGCGCAGGGCCGGAGCCGGCCAGCGTTGTTGGGTAGCGGAGCCGCGCCCTTGTCATTCCTGCGACTTAATCAAATACACATAGGAGAAACATGTCTTACTTGGAACGGCTTATTGAAGCCCAGAACAAAGACCTGTACTCAGCACGTTCATACCTTGAGCGCGCAGAGTCAGAGAAGCGTGAACTGTCCGTTGAGGAGCGCACCGCATGGGATCAACTCAACGCAGAAATGGACAACCGTCAAGATCATATCAACGAGGTTCGCGGTTCAGAAATCCGTGACGCCAAAGTTGCAGAGGCAATGTCTTTTGCACCAGAGGTTCGCAGCGATGCAAAGCGTTCCGATGTTCGCAGCGATTCAGACATCCTGCGCGCAATGGCTCGTGGAGAAATTCGCTCACACACATTTGAGCGTCGTGCGCTTGACACCGACACCAGCACCAAAGGCCCAGAAACCGTTCCGCAGGGATTCCTTGCAACGATTCAGGCCAAGTTGCTCACCACCGGGCCAATGCTCGATGGCAGTGTCATCAACCTGTTGAACACCAACAGTGGCAACGACATAAAAGTTCCGGTGGAAAATGCGAGAATGGCGGGAACGGCCACGGCTGAAGGCGCGACTTTTGCTGTCTCTGACCCAACCTTCACCAACCTAACTCTGCGCAGCCACAAGATCGGCACACTTGTTGTCGCATCGCGTGAACTTGTTGAGGACACCGGCGTTGACTTGCAGGCATTCCTTGGCGCTCAAATGGGTATCGCTTTGGGAACAGCTGCAAACTCACTGCTCACTGTTGGAACTGGCACCGTTCAGCCCAACGGAATTGTGACTGCGGCAGGTTCAGGCGTTCGTGGCGGCACCGGAGTTTCGGGTGCGTTCACTGCTGACAACCTGATCTCACTCATGCACTCAGTTGATTCGCTTTACGCGGCGCAACCAGGTGCAGGCTGGATGATGTCCCGCGCAACGATGGGCAGCGTTCGCCAGCTCAAGGGTGCCGAAGGCTACCTATTCCAAACCTACGCCACAGAAGGCATGGTTGGATCACTCCTTGGATACCCAGTCTTTGAGAATCCATATGTCGTGGCCCAAGCCACCGCAGCCAAGTCAGTCCTTTTTGGTGATATGGGCGCTTTCATAACACGCAGCGTTGGCGGCGTGGAGATCGTTCGTTCGGATGAGGCTTACTTCCTGTCCGATCAAATCGCATGGCGCGCAACCATTCGCCTTGATGGTGACCTTGGTGGCGGCGGCAGCGATGCTGTCAAGTACTTCATTGGTGGCACTGCTTAGTCAGTTGCACCAGTGACTTAATTGTGTGGGAGATTGGGGCGCAGGACTGGTCTCCCACACTTCACACCTGCAAACCTGCGCACCCTGCGAACGGAGAATCCTGTGAATAATTCAATGGCACTGTTATGGCATAGCAACGCACCTTGGTGTGGAACCGGCTATGGAACGCAAACCGCGCAAGCAGTGGAACGCATTAAACGTGACGGTCACGCTGTCGCAATCAACTGCAATTATGGCTTGCAAGGTATGCGCAGCGACTGGAATGACATCCCAATCTTTCCAATGGGAATCGAGTCCTATTCCAACGACACCGTGCGCGCAAACTTCACCACATGGAAGCGCGAAAACCCTGACCTACCTGCCCACGTTGTCTGCCTGTTTGATGCGTGGACAATGCCTGAGGCAATGTGGAAAGACGTGCCAACATCGGTGTGGGCGATGGTTGATCATCAGCCACTACCCCCCAATGTGTTGCAAGTTTTACAACGTCAAAACATCACACCAATTGCGGTGACCATGTTTGGATTCGAGCAGATGCAGCGCGCTGGTTTAACTGATGCGCGATATATTCCAATGGCAATTGACACCAACATGTATCACCCTGGTGCAACCTATGACGGCAAGACCGGGCGCGAGCTGATGAGCTTCCAACATGATGACCCTGACAGTTTGTTTGTCGTGTCAATCATTAACGCCAACAAAGCCAGCAGCGCCGGTGGTATCCATCGCAAGTCGTGGGCTGAAAACATCTTGGCGTATTCAATCTTTGCGCAAGACAAGCCTGATGTGCGGTTGTATCTACACACCGAACGTTTCGGCAACTACGGCGGGCTGGCCCTTGACTTCCTGTTGAAGGCTTGCGGCTTGCAAGAGCAGGTCAACTTTAAGTTTGTCAGCCAACACGCCATGCACAACGGCATCCCCAACGAGGCGATGGCGGCATTGTTCAACGGCACCGATGTCCTACTGGCCAGCACAATGGGCGAGGGTTTCGGTTTAACTTTGCTCGAGGCGCAGGCTTGCGGCACCGTTGCGATTGCCAACGACTTCAGTGCATCACCCGAGTTGCTGGGTGATGGATGGCTGACAGAGAACCAACCCTTTTGGGACGGCACACAGTTGGCGTGGTTTGCCACACCGAACATTCCCAGCATTGTTGACGCATTGGAAAAGGCTTATTCACGCGGCAAGGGTCGCAGCGACAAAGCCCGCAAACATGCACTTGAGTACGACGCTGACCGTGTGTGGAAAAAGTACTGGCGACCATATCTCAAAGAATTAGCCAAGACGCCAAAGGTTGTGCAACCAAAAACCACGATCATTGCCAAGTCAACGGCACAACCGAAACTCACTATCTACGTCCCGGCATATCGTCGCCCTGAGATTGCTGACCTGTTTGCAAGTCTGGCACCGCAGCTGACCAACCAGGTTGAATTGATCGTGTCCGACAACTGCCCCGACCAAACCGCATTGGCGCCGTTGCGCTTACTGAGCAACGCACCTTGCACGGTGACTTACCTGCACCAACCGTCAAACACTGGCGGCGTTGCCAACTTGGAACGTGGCCTGACCATTGGCAGCGGTGCATGGTTGTGGATGATCTCAGATGATGACGTGATCCTGCCCAATGCTATTGCTGACATTTTGAACGAGATTGAACACACTGACATTGACCGCCTGATTCTGTTGAGTCAAAAGGCACCAACCGGCGCAGCTGGCATGGTGGGAACACCGGCAGAGATCGAGGCGGCACAACCTGGCATCATGATCGCGGCGACACTGATCAGCGCCAACGTGCTGCGCCGTAGCGCCTTGGATATCGAGCTGGCAAAGGCTAAGGCTTCAACACTTTATGGCCCAGCCTTTGCCTACACCGGGTGCAAGCGAGTCAAGGTTCACGCAACGCCAGCCATTGTTGTTGGGTGCGATCATGTCAATGAGTTTGTCGCCGCGAGTGACCCTAGCGTTGACGTTCCTGCGGTGTGGTCAGAGTTGTTGACGATGCTAGACATTGAGCCAACCCAGTCTGCATTGTCGTGGAACTTTGTCTCGGTGGCGGCTTAGTCATGCGCGTGGCAGTGACCGGGGCAAGTGGTCACCTTGGTCAGGCAATGTTGGCGCATTTAACACAAGCCGGGATTGACTTCACGCCGATTGGCAGGGGCATCCCACAAGACTTGCGCGCCGATGTCATCTTTCACTTGGCGGCACCTAATCCAAAGGATGGGCAAGCCTGCACCAACTTCACTTATTTCAATGAGGACTTGGTGAGTTGGTCGGAGACAAACAGCATTCCCGTGATCAACACCGGCACTTGGTGGCAACATGCCGGCTTTGATGCGCAGTCACTTTTCTACACTCGCACCAAGGCAGCCCAACAGACAATGTTTGCAGGTCACACCACGTTGACTTTGTACAGTGTTTATGGCAATGCAGAGCGTGACGACCGTGGATTCATCCCACAACTGGTGCAACACTTGACGGGATTTAAGGCACTCTCAGCGGCCTCAGATCAGCCCCGCGACTTCATACACACAGACGATGTTTGCAACGCTTACATGGCCGCCATTTCCGCACCTGTGGCTACTTACGACATCGGCACACATCTGGCGCTAAGTCCGATGCAGTTATTAGGAATGTTTCGCAATGACATCGTGCCGCTACACATTGACCAACCCCCGGCAACATGCCACTGGCCAAATCAAAGACTGCCACATTGGTTTGCCGAAACATCAGTCATCACCCACATTCACAACGCTTACGAGGAGACACAATGGCAATAACAAACGGCTATTGCACTCTGACCCAGATTAAAGCTGCCGTGCGCATCACTGATTCAGTTGACGATTCATTGTTGGAAATGGCAGTGGAGTCAGCAAGCCGAATGATTGACGCCGAGTGTGATCGAAACTTTTTCAGTTCAGGAACAGCCACCCGCGACTTTCAACCAAATGATGATTATGTCGTTGACGTTGATGACCTCACCAGCATTGTCAGCGTCAAGTTAGATGACGCCGGTGAGCAAACATATTTGATCACGCTTGCCGTTACTGATTTCCAAACCGAACCTTTGAACCAGCGGGTCAGCGGCAACGCCTTTCCCATCTCGCGCCTGCGCATGGTTGGTGACTATCTGCTGCCGATTTACAAACGACAGGCAACGGTGCGAATTCAAGGGGTTTACGGATTTACACCAACACCCATTCAAGTTACCCAGGCAACAGTAATTCAGGCGTCAAGAATTTTTAAGCGCCTTGATTCTCCGCTAGGCGTAGCTGGCTTTGGCGACATGGGCGCCATTAGAGTGGGCAAAGTTGACCCCGATGTTGCGATGCTCATTCGACCATTCAAAAAGATTGCGGCAAACTAATGGCTGATATTTCAACTCTGCGCACCGCCATCGCCACCAACCTTGCAACGGTGTCAGGGCTGCGCACCGCGGCAACAGTGCCCGATCAGATCAACCCACCTGTTGCAGTGGTCATGCCGGCGTCCATCACTTATGACCTCGCCTTTGCTCGCAGCGGCGGCGATGAATATGAATTCAGCGTCATGGTCATTGTTGGCCGTGTTGATGAAAGAATTGCACAGAATAAACTAGATGCATATTGTTCCGGCACCGGCGCGCAAAGTATCAAAGCCGCCATCGAATCAAACAGAACTCTCGGCGGCGCAGCATTTGACTGCCGAGTTACATCCCTGCGCAACTACAACCAAGTCAGCGTTGCTGACGTCACTTACCTTGCGGCGGAGTTCGCCGTTAAGGTTATCGCTTAAGGAGAGCCAACTATGGCAAAGCAAGTATTAACAAGTCCCACAGTGGTTTTCGCTGGCGGGACGATCAGCGCAAACGTTGCACAAGTAACAATCGCATTTGAAGCCGATGACGTCGAAGTCACAAACTTCTCAAGTGGCGGCTACCGTGAATCTATTGGGGGTTTGAAATCCGGCACATTCTCAATGGAGCTGCATCAAGATTACGCACTAAGTTCCATTGACTCAACATTCTTTAGCAACCTTGGTGGAACTGTGGCTGTGAGTGTCAAGCCACAAAACGGAACTGCTGCCCCAGGAACCGCGAATCCGCAGTATAATTTCAACGTCTTGGTCACCGGATATGACGCCGTAGATTCAGCCGTTGGCGATTTATCCACATTTTCCGTGTCGTACCCAATCACGGGATCGGTTGCTCGCGCGACTGCATAGTTTTAATTCATAACCTTTCCACCTACGCAAGGGAGTCCTGCAATGAAAATGAATCTAGATGTGGTTTACAACGACGGCTCCACCGCAGCGGCAACTGTTGCTGCGGTGGACTTCGTTGGCTTTGAGGAAACCTATGATCGCAGTGTTGCCAAGTTCCAAACAGAGTTGAAGTTCACTGACCTTTGCTGGTTGTCGTGGCACGCGTTGCAACGCAAGAACAAAGATCTTGGTGACTTTCATACTTGGTTGGAAAATGTTGAAAGCGTAACGTTTGGAGAAGATTCCGAAATTGTCCCTTTGGAGAGCAAAGCCAGCATTGGTCAATAGTCCATCTGGCTTATGAGTTCCATCTGGCACCATCAGTGTTGTTGCAAGAGTCAGACCGCATGTTGACAACGATGCACCGCTATCTGCGTTGGCGTCATGTTGAAATGAATAAGGCGCGAAGGAAGGGTTGACAATGGCTGGTGCTGGCGGTCTTAAAGGTTGGAAAGTTGAGGTTACCAATCTTAAGCAATTGATGAACGCCTTGGAAGTCATTGACAAGTCGGCCACAAAGAACATCAATAAAACAATCACCGCTGTTGCCAAGAGCGTTGTTACCGACGCCACCTACTTAGCACCTGGGAGAAACCCGATCAGCGGTTGGGGTCAGTGGAGATTCTCACGCGATGGTCGTGACTTGTCCTTTGATGTTGGCGATGTGACCAAAGGGTTCAAAGTTCAAAAAAATAACTTTAGGCGCAAGGGCGTCAGTGCTGGCCTTGGTTTTGATGTTGTGCAAACTGATGCAGCCGGCGCCATTTTTGAAGTCATGGGTGATGGTTCACGGGTAACAACTCGCGGCGGTGCCAACATGGTCAAGATGATCAACCAACGTTTCCCACGCAAACAACCACGCACGTTGATTGCGGCGTACTACCAGAATATGAATGATGAAGTCCGTGATGGTATTCGGGATCAAATAATTGACGAGGCGCGAAAGGCAGGTTTGAGATAATGGCAAAAGCCGGCGCACGCGTTCACATATATGGCGACTATGACGGCGCAGGAGTTCAGAAGGCCAAGAAAGATATCTCAACCCTTGACACTCAGGCCAAAGGTTTCAGCAAGTCATTCGGCAGCTCGTTCGCCGGCGCAGGCGCAGCCATCGGCGCAGCCTTTGGTGTTGGCGTCATTGGCGCCAACGTTTTGGATTTCTTTCAGTCATCCATCACCGCTGCCCTTGCCGATGAAAAGGCAATGCGTTCGTTGGAGATCGCGCTGCAAAATGTTGGCGCGGCACATCAGGTTGGCCCGGTGGAAGCGTTCATTGACGCCCTTGCTCGCGAATCTGGCGTGGCCGACGACCAACTGCGTCCAGCATTTCAAAGGTTAGTCACCGCCACAGGTGACGTTGCGTTGTCACAACAAAACTTGCAGCTCGCCATGGACATTTCGGCGGGCACGGGGCGCGATCTTGAAGCGGTCACCACTGCCCTTTCTCGCGCATTTACGGGATCGACAACAGGGCTGTCCCGCCTTGGCGCTGGCCTTGATGCCAACTTGCTGAAGTCCAAAGACATGGACAAGATCACCGCTGCACTGTCTGAGAGGTTCTCTGGCCAAGCCGCTGCCGCTGCTGACACCTACCAAGGCAAGATCAACAAGCTGAGCATTGCCGTTGATGAAGGCAAAGAACTTATTGGTGTGGCGCTACTCAAGGCCGTTGACGATATCTCTGAGGCGTTCGGCGGCACAGGCGGCATGGCTGATGCTGTTGACAGTTCAACGCAGGCGATGGCCGATTTCATCACTGGTGTTTCCATGAGCATAAACCCATTGGCTGATTTTCTTGGTGACATAAATAAGTCAACAGGATCAACCTTTGACTTTGTTGACATTTTGAAGGTTGCCTATCTACCATTCGTGCCACTTATCCGTTCAACGGAAAGTTACGTTGACAGTGCTGCTGATGTTCGCATCAGAATGGAAGAACAATCTGCAAGGTCTAGTGTATTAAGTGCCAGACTGATTGGCTTGGCTGGCGATTACGTTCGCACAACCGGCGCGGCAATAAATTTTGGTCGTTACGCTGTCGCACCCGATGGAACGGATTGGGCGAATTTCTATGCGGTGAATCAGTCAGGGTCTAAGGCTCTCGCTGAAGCACAAAACAACGTTAATAAGCTGACTGCCGATTACAACGAAAGCCTAAAAAGTGTTGGATCATCTTCAACCGCAGCAGCCAAAGACACGTTTACTTTCAAAGAGGCTTTGCAGCAAGTCAACAGTGAAGGTTTGGAGAAACTCAACGCTAACTTGCAAAAGGCTCAAGATGAATTTGATGGTTTCCGTGATTCTGTTGCCGGTGGCTTGACGGGTCAACTTGATGTTGAGGATGCTTTCAAAACTCTGTTAAAACGGGAATCTATGCTTTCAGAAGCAAAGCAAGAACTTTCTGATTATCAGGCCGGGATAACTGAGGAAGCCACAGACAGTCAAATTAAAACACTTGCTAAATTGCAGGGTGCATATGATTCTGCGGCTGCCGCTGCGTCTACTGGTGCAAAAACAGTTGTTGGTGAGTTTGTCGCGCAGTCCGGTGGGATTGTTGAGTTTGGTAATCAGTTGCAGGCTTTGTTGCTGACTGAACTTAGTCCTGAAGCTTTTAATCTTGTGCGCGAACAAAATGCTTTTATTGGCGGCGTTCTTGCCACTGAACTGTTGGGGGCTAACGGTGCAACACTAATTGCTGAAATGAACACTGCCGTTGCCGCAGTAGGTGCCGTGGCGCTTGCTGTTGGTGAAGGTGCTGCCACAAAGTTTTTGGGCGCTGGTGTAAAGAATGCAACCGACACCATCACAGGCTTCAAAGAATACATGGGCAAAGACGGCATTGGCCGCAAACGCCTGATGAACACAATGGACAACCTAGCTGAGGCGGCAACGCGTGAAGTTCGCATTGACGTCTTGGTGACTCGATCAATCAATGAAATCGTCACGCGCATCAGTTCCGGTGTGAGCATCCCCGGCAGAGCTGCCGGCGGCCCTGTGTCTAGTGGTCGCCCGTACATCGTCGGCGAGGTCGGCCCTGAACTATTCGTGCCATCATCATCAGGCAACATCATGCCGAACAATGAAATGGGTGGCAAGGTCATCAACCTCACCGTCCACGCCGGCATGGGTACACAGGGCGCCGAGGTTGGGCGTCAGATTGTTGAGGAGATCAAACGGTATGAGCGTGTCGCCGGCCCCGTCTTTGTGAGTTCGTAATGACAGCAACGGTCACCCTGTATTTCGGCGGTGTCGCCACTGATGTCACTGACTATGTGCGCAGCGTGTCGGTGCGGCGTGGTCGTTCGCGCGAGTTGGATCGATTCTCTACTGGCACGGCAGCTGTGGTGTTTAACAATGAGGATCGGCGCTTTGATCCGTTGTATTCGGCGGGGCCGTATTTCGGAAAGATTCTGCCACGGTTGCGGGTGTCGGTGGTGCGCGATGAGATCAGTCTGTTTGATGGGTTGATTGAGGATTGGAACCTTGACTACGACCTTTCCGGCAAATCTGACGCCTCAATTTCTTGCGTGGATGGTTTGGCGCTACTGGCACAGACAGCCCTTGACGCGTTCACCAATGCCCAGCAAACACCATCCGAGCGCATCACCTCGGTGATTACTCGCCCCGAAGTTGCCTACCCAGGGACAAGGGACTTCGATCCCGGTTTTAATGTGTTGCAGGGCGATACCGTGGCGGCGAACACCGACACACTGGGATACCTTGACAAGGTCGTTGCCACCGACCTTGGTCGGTTATTCGTTGACGGCGCCGGTGTGTTGCGTTACCGCGACCGCACCAGCGGCATCACCTCAAGTCCCCG